GAATCTGTTTTCTTATTTATGAAGTCTGTGTATATGTTTACATCTTCTGGTAAGCGATATATAAGAGCAACACCATTTTCATCTTGTTCTAAATAATTAACCTTATCTGCTAATAACTTAACACAATCAGTGACCATTGCCATAGTATTAAGTCCAAGTAAATCAGCTTTAACTAGGGCGGATTTCTCAACCATCTTAGCATTATATTGGGTAACATGTATATTTGTATTCATACCATTATCCCACATTGATAACGTTGGTACTCTTCCATCTTGCAGGCTAAGTGTTGATATAACAAATGCAGATGCGTGTCTAGACCATCCTCTAACAACACCTAAGAGATTTTTAACCAATCCTTCAATGTCTGGATAGATACTAAAGAAATTTTGTAACATCTCATTCTTTTCTAATTCACCAATATGTTTCTCGCCTTCTCTATCAACATATCCATATAAAAAATCTACTTCATCAACACCTTGTGGCGAATCTGGTATCGTCTTGCATACAGCATCTATCTCAAAATCTTTACGATTACGGCCATATACAGCCATCATTGCATCTTTAATTGCATTCTTAGTCTTCATTGTTGAGAATGTTGAGATTTGAGCAAAACCTAATCCATACTTGTCTTTTAAGTAATTCATAACATGAGGACGAGCTGTTCTTGAAATATCCATATCAATATCTGGCCATGAACCTGCACGAATACGAGCATGAGATAAGAATCTCTCAAATGGTAGTTGAGCTTCTACAGGATCAACATGAATGATTTGTAGATAGTAAGATATTAAACAACCACCAGCTGAACCCCTTCCAATAGATTGAAGAAATCCTGCATCTCTTGAATATTGAGATACATCTTCATATACTAAAAAGTAAGGTATGAAGTTCATAGCTTCATTTTTCATTATTACGTCTAACTCTTTTTTAAAACGTTCAATATAGATTGGATCATCTTTCCATCTACCATGTCTCTTTATTTTTTCCATCATCACATAGTAGGTTTGTTTATTGTAGTCATCGGTTTTAGCCTTGATATAATCAGGAATCTCTATCTTTGGTAAGTGGAAATCAAATTTAATATCAACTGATTTAGCAGCGTTTGCTATATCTAAAGTATGTTGAACCCATTTACTATATTCAAATTCAGTGAGTTTATCACCTAAATGAACTTTAAGTTCTTTAAAAATTTGATTAGTGTCTTTTATATGGTATGACTCATGAAAGTGAGCACCATCTTTATGTGCATTTTTAGATAGNCAATCTTGAACTAATTTATCTTCTGGTTTAATAAAACATGCACCTGATACGGGTATTGCTTTTACATCTGCATAGTCTTGTACATATTGAAATATGAAGTTATTATATGCTTTTATTTATATTACCTTCAGCTATTAGTTTGTTTTTCTTTAACATTTCTGAAACCAAATCTTACCATCAAATACTCTAGTAATGTCAANTGGATTAAATTCTAAATANACATTATTAATACCTAATCTATCTNTTATCTTTGTAAATCTAGCATCTGCAAGTTCATCATCACCTTGTTTGAAATAGCTTGTACCAATTGGTCCATGTATATCTGCAGTTCCAAACTTAAGACCTGATTTATTCTTACATACTTGATCTAATGTCAGTATAGGAGTAACAATTCCATTTATGTCTTTAGATGAATCATAACCAATAGAAGATAGTTTAACTAGATTGTTATATCCTGTGTTGTTAATTGCCCATGCATTTAATGTATAAATATCTTCACCATCTTTAATATTAAGACCAACACCTGACACTGCTACAGTATTTTCTTTATTTCTAATTGAATTAAATAATGAGATTGCTGCACCTTGATCTACTATCGAAATACCTGGAATACCATTATCTGCAGCATATTTATACCATTCATTCGGTAAAGGCACACCATCTGTCATGTTGTATTGAGAATGTACATGTAATTGTGCCATTTCAGGGAATGTACCTTCTGATACCTTAATATCTTTAACTGAAATTGTTGGAGCATATAATGTGTCATCTTCATCAAGAAGTCCAGCTATAACCTTGTCAACCTCTATAGTTGCTTGTATATCTGATAAGGCATCATGGGCATCAATAGGAATTCCATATAATTCTGCAAGAGTTCCTAGTTTTAAATTTGCTGATGCTATTTTTGTCTTTACTTTTTTAGCTCTATTGAAAGCACAATGAATTGCTATATCAAACATCTTAAAGAAGTCTGATGTTCTATTTAGTTTCTTAAATGTAGATGCTATAAATTTCTTATCAAATCCTACATTATAACCTGCAATTGTAAACTTAACACCAAAGGAATTAACATATTGAACGAACTTCTCAATCATGTCTTCTGGTAATTGATATGTACGAAGATCGTCCATAGTTGTGCCAGTAACTTTCAAAGCATAAGGGTCAATTGCTCCCCAGTTAATTGGTTGACAAAATTCATTAAAAGATTTTTGAGGTACACCGTTGATTATAGGTATACAGGCTAACTGGATTACATCATTCTTTTTCTCATTGAGTCCAGTTGTCTCAACGTCTAACCATAAAAAATTCATTCATTCTCCTTAGACCTGAAAATAATTCAAGGGGTTGAGGATTTATTCCTGTAATTAGTTTATACCGTATACAGGAATTTAAACTTTTGTAATGTGATTACATACTAAAGTTAAAATCTATTTTAGTTGTCAACGTATCAGAGGTATTTAATGCTAAAGTTACATAGTCAGAATAAATACCTTCATGATTTAATGCATCTAAAATGCCATCAAAAAATGTTTTTTGGTGAATGCCATTTAACTTTAAATTATCTGGTTCAAAAGTAACATCAATAGTTACAGTAAATATTTTTGTACCTGCTGATGCCGATGTATTTAAGGCAGTAGATAGAGCTGAATATGCTACACCTGGTGTTGCAGCAGTTCCTACATAATCTACACCTGCTTGAAAAACAGTGGCCATGTCATTATGAAAACCACCTGTACAAACTCCTGAATAATCTTCTCGTAAACTCATTATTCTCCTCCATTAATTTTTTTAGTATATCTAAGACTTTCAATTTTTTCAAGTAAAAATTCAATCTTAGCTTTTTCATATTTAGCAGCAGATGAATATCCTGCATTTAGATCTTTAACGATCTCCTTAGCTGCTGTTAATTGTTGATCTTCTTCTTTTTCATGCAACAGTTGCTTGATAGCAAATTCTGATGTGATAAGTTCTTTTTCTGCTTCTGCTTCTGTAATATCTGTTTTAGATGCTACATAAGATTCAGTTAATACTTTTTCCCATTTTGTTTTCTTAGCCATTATTTTCCTCCATAATCGTAAATACCTTTCGGTGTTTTTTTCCATTCAATATCGTTATTCATAATAACACTATACTCAATCATATTTGCATGGAGGTAAATTGAGGCATAAAATATAGACATAGCTACTGCATCAACAATGTCATATTTAAACTTAACAGGTTTTCCTGTCTTTAAAGATATAGAATGATTAGGGAATCTTATATTCCATTTATTAAATAAGGCNTCTTGAATCATTAATTTCTTAGATGGTTCTTTTCCCCATTTAGCTTTTTGTTCTTTAGTAGATGTTGTTCTACCTGCTATAAATTTCTTCCATAGGGATATATTTAGAATTTGATACTTAATACCAAGTTGAGCACACTTTAAATGAATTATTGCTCTATAAGCACAATTGAGATTTGCACCCTGTGGAGTTCTTCGTGAGAAGAAGAAATCCTCTAAAAGCTACATCTTCGATATTGTTGTCTTTGATTAATTTTTCTATTTTTGTTGAGAAATCAACATATCTTTCACCTTCAATTTCACTTTTTACAACCTCTATAAAACCCCAATTAATTATATTAGCTGAGGCTTTATTCTTATCATATTCGAAAATGCAATATCCAGATGTGCTGGCTGGATCCAATACTAGTACTTTCATACTAGTATTATACTAAAGTAACTTTGTTGCTATATCTGCTAATTCTGATCTCTCACCTTTAGTAAGTTCAACATGAGCTACTATTTTTTCTTTCTTCATACGGTCAGCAACATATGTAAGACCATTATTAATTAGGTCTAGATAAGGACTATCTATTTGTCCAGGATCTCCTGTTAGGACAACTTTTGTTCCTTCACCTACTCTAGTAATAATAGTTTTAATTTCATGATGTGATAAATTCTGTGCTTCATCAATAATCATATATTGATTAGGTATTGATCTACCTCTTATATAAGTAAGAGCTTCAATTTTAATTAACCCTTGTTCTACAAGCATTTTCCATTGCTGATTCATTCCACCATGTTCACCAAATAAGAAGTCTAAGTTATCATAGATAGGTGCCATCCATGGATCTAATTTTTCCTCTAATGATCCAGGAAGAAATCCTATATCTTTCCCCATAGGAATAACTGGTCTTGAAATTAGTATTTTCTTATATTCTGATTCTTCTAATGCTTTAGTTAAACCTGCAGCTACAGCTAATAGTGTTTTACCAGTTCCTGCTTTACCTACTAAAGATACCAACTTGATATTGTCATCTAGTAAAGCATCTAAAGCAAAATGTTGCTCTGCATTTTTAGGGCTAATACCCCAAGTAACTTGTGGAGTAATCAATTTGACTAATCCATTTTGAACTTTACAGTATTTACCTAAAGCAGAATTTCTATCATTACCTTTTTCTTTAATAATAAAGTATTCGTTATCAAAAGAGGCTTTATTAAAAGCTACTTTACCTTCTGCTCTAAATTCATCTANATCTTCTTTNNTTATATGACAGACACCATGACCTGCATGTAATTTNTCNTTTTCAACTGTAACTTTACCNGCTTTATAATCTTCAACTGGAACAGATATTGCATCTGATTTAAGTCTCACATTTAAGTCTTTAGATACAACAATACCACCTATTTTAAATGCAGTATATAAGATAAGATCATCATTAATACTTAAATCTAAACCTAATGGAACATCATCTTCTGGTTTTACAACCGTAATAAAAAGTTTACCACCAGTATAAAGTTCAACACCTTGAGCTAATCTACCTTTCTTTCTTAATTCATCAACTTCTCTAGCAAATGCTCTAGCATTACGAGCTTTTTCTTCTTGACCTTTTTTATGTCGGTCTACTTCCTCAATAACAATAAGTGGAATGTGAACATCATTATCATCAAACTTATAAATACATCTTGGGTCTGTTAAAATGATGTTTGTGTCTAATACGAATTTTTTCTTCAAAACAGCAATCTCCTTCGTTGGTTCGATAA